CTTCCCGCATCTGCCGTCAGGGTGGCTTGACAGCCGCGCTTGGCGCGGCCAAGATCTTACCCGCGTAGTAAAAAATACCCCTTTACGAAGAACTTAAAAATTTCGCAGAATTTTTGACAGTTATCCACAATTTTATCCACAGCGGGTATGGGCGCTTATATTTTACAAATTAGACATTACGACGGACATGAAAAAATCGCAGAATTTTACGATTCTGCGATATATTTTTATACACATGTTATCCACAGGTGGGGTATATGATGTATCCCCCTATACTATACATACTATACTAGGATACATATACACATCCCGCCCACATATTATCCACAGGTTGTGGATAACTTTGGGCATATTACGAAGGACCCCAAAATTTGCTGGAATTTTTTAGAATTAAACAGAATTAAATAATATGTGGTCATATTTGGTAAATATATTATAAAAATGCCCCATTTTTCTTGACATTACGAGGGAGGGGGTATAGTGCCCCATTACACCTAATATATTTTTCAAATAGTTATATACTCTTATCCACATTTTGTATCATATTGTCCACAACTTATCCACAAGCAATTGTGTATTTAGTAGACAAATCGCAGCAATTCTCCTAGACAAATAGCAGCAATAATGCAGCCTAGTGAATAGATAGCAATACCTATTGTTTCTTTATGACTCATGTGAAGATCCATCCTAGTATACTTATTACTACTATACTGATAAGGGTAATCGTAAAGCACCCGCCCAGAAATGTAGTTAGACAATCTGAGCCTACCGCTCCGTACCTATTTTGATTCATACATTTATCGCATTCTGTGGATAGTAGTGTGTAATGTTATATTGCTTCTTGTTCATCCTCAAGATGATCTTGGTTATAGTATAGGTGATTGTGTATAAACCTACAAGGAATAATCCATACTTTATGAGACCCATTCATTAGCCACCGCCCATTCTAGCAATTCCTCATAAGTTGGGTCAGCCGTGATACGAGCAGTAAAAAGATATCTCACATGATCTAGATTAATAACCTCATGTGTATGCTGAGTATTGAATAGATAGAAGTGATCCTGTTCATATACCAATTCGATCAGTTCCTTGTGCCATTCACTTCCATGTTCTCCGAACATGCTATGACTGTGATGCCCTGGATTGAGAAGCATATTAATGGTGGCATTTCTATCGCTATCATTATGCCAGGTGTATGCAATCATAGGACTGAATTTTAATATGGCACATCCAGATACCCCGTACTTTTCATCCAGAGACTGAAAGAATTTCTCTTTCATATAGATGGGTCTAGGAACTTCAATTCCCTGATATCCAGGAACGTTGAGCCAATCCAATTTAGATAGTCTATCTTCAGTAAAGAATTTAGACACATGCTCCGATGGAGCATTGACCTTCTTAAAGTATTTATCTGTCATCTTTCAACCTATACATCTTATTTACGCTCTCATATCCCCAGAATGAGATGAGGGTCTTTCTCATTTCTGACCTCACTATTCTGACACCATGAGCATGATCTATATCGCATGAAAATACCAGTAACTTTCCTGCTTCTGGCTCTATATCTATGCCATAATTCTCGAAAAATGTTTGACCGCCCTCATATGTATCATTTAAATATATTAGGGACGCATAGACCCTCCAGGGGGCGATAGGGGGTCCTCCATTTAGTTCCGCATTGTCGGCATGAATGGCCTGACCTTCTCCATCCACCATTTTCATAAACTTCATACTGTCAGAATTAATTTTACGAGTATCAAATTCGTTAATGATATCTCTTTTTCTCAGCAGTATGTTTACCATGGTGGCGTAGGCTTTCCTATCTGAGAAATGATCTAGCATGTGATTAATTTCGTAGATCCTTTTGTCCCAGTAAGGCATAGTAGATTGATCCCATAGATTAAATTCTTCTACGAGATCAAAATACTTTACTGCTAATTCCAATTCTTCTGAAGAAAGAAAGTTGGGGTATTCCTTAATTAAAGGCGTTGAATACTGGGTGGATTCCGTACCACCCAAAGACTGAGAATTTTGCACCTGGACTTCCAATGATATGCATGTTCTGATTTTGATTTATGTCAATAAATGGTAGATATAACATAAGAAGAGGGGTCATTCTTATCCCATAGTTGCTTCCAGATACAGTCTCATCTCCAATATAGATATCTAATTCATGTGAGAGATTCTGGATATATACATTGTTGAAATCAGTAGCAGAAATTATTTGATTGAGTGTGATGGGGAATTCTGATTCGAATTCATATGTCTTTGAAACTATCATAATATTATTATATCACCAATTCACTTCATCGTCATCTGTGAGTGGGCCAAAATTATCCAATGGAACTACCCAATCAATGACCTTATCGACCATAGTATTGACCGCATCTCCTACAAAACTAAACATCTATCTTCTCCAATTTAAATGTCGATTCATCATATGCATAAATAAATGCCTGCTTATTCTCTATGGGAGAGGTAAGCCTTCTAATGTATCTCTTAGCCTTTCTTAATGCCCCGCGTCTAGAGAGTGCATTAAATGACGTATATGGCACATTATCTGATTCATGCATTACATCAGCATACCAGACCCATGCCCATACACCAGTCCATCTTCCTGTGATAATGGCAAAGTTTCTCATGCCACCTTCTTCTTCCTGCCGCGTCGCGGCTTAGACTCAATATCGATATTATGGTTCTCTTTTTCGCGCTCATTCGTGGCTAGATATTCCTGTACGAGATGAGTGTGGGAATGGTGCTGTATGCATTCCTTACACCATTTATTTACTGCAAACTTCTTACTGCTTACTCCCCATTTTATGAGGCATGTGTATTCAGAATGCTTGCTACTAGTGCAAGGGCTTTTCATTAACGGTACTTGCGCTTAAGAAGTGGCTTAATGCCAGCCTTAACGCAGGCAGCATATGCTTGACCGTACTTCTTTTCTGCTCCCTCGCCAGACTTACCAGGAGTTGCCTTCTTTACATCCTGACTGGCAATATTAAGATCTCTCAGTAGATCTTCATTATTGTCATTTGCCATTTAATTCTGCCTCCGTTGCTTCATTAAAATATTTAATAAATTTATTAATAATAAATGCTGTATCGTCAATGCAAGTGTGTACAGTATTAGGGTTCTCTGCTGGAGAGAATCCTGGATTCTTATACTGGAAGTACTCTAAAGATACCCTGCTTACAATATCTTCTAGGTCATTTGCCTTCATATTTTTTCCTTATAGTGTTTTATTAATGCTGAAATAACTCTACAATCTTCATGCCGCCAATCAAGATCGCAGGAATCTCCCATGGAACTCTTGCAGAGCATCCCGCGCAGATCATTGATTACATTACTGTAGAACTGTTTCTCTACTGAAATTGTATCAATACTTTCTGAGCATTGCCAGCATTTAACGTACATTATTTAAGGTCGTCCCCATTTAATTGCTGCCATTTCAAATGGGCATCTATGGCTATTGTAGCGTCTAGGATGGCTATCTCCTGCCAGTTTTGACCATCATCACTATTAAGCCATTCTTTATCTGAGTGACGCTTGGGGAACCATGACTCTAAAAGAGCATTTGCTACATACTGCACTTCTGTCATGACTCTTTAATTCCCCTCAACGGCTTTCCGCTGCGAATTCGTGACATATTAGACAGAGTATTAGTTACTGTCTCTAGAATTACAGAAACATTGACGTACATATCCTCTGGATGCCATACACCAGTATCTTTACCATACGAATCCTCATATGCCACTCGCAAAATTTCAAAAAATTCGTCTGATGTAACATAGAACGGCAGCCATGGCTTCTCTACTGGCTCTGTAAATTGGGTAAAATTAAGATTGTTAGTGCTTACGCGCTCTGAGCCTTCAACGACTCTGACGTTATTAAACAAGTCTTATCCTCCTTGGGGTGGGTAGGCCAGTAGTAATTGCACCTATCACAACAAACATACTGGCGGTAAATAGTAGACTCATGCCGATACTGTGGATACAGTTCTGGCGCTTTCTCATATAGTCTACCACGATGTGTAATAATAAGTCTAAGGTTATCTGGATGCCCTGGCTTTAAATAGTCAGGAAGTTCAATGGCTACTCCGTGCTTGGGCTTAAAGTATTTGGTCCATGTATCAGTAATAGTGTCCCAGTTATTTTCCCACTTGTAGCCGCGCTGTTCCATTTCAATCTTGATTTGCAATAGATAAGATACAAGTTCTCCCTCGTATCCATTAAACATACGAGTGGCAGGGTGGTTTACCCAACCCCTAGTTTGACCAGCAAGTGCTGCAAGAATCTGCCTACCCTCAAGCAACTGCTTAACCAAACGTTTTTGGTCTAATGCCTGGGCACAATCTCGGTAAGTATGTTCTGGTAGAAAAACTTGCATGTTATGAATTACTCTCTCTAGTTGCGGCTGCGAGGGCTAGTGTAGCAAACACCTGTGCGGCTGCATAAATTCCAATTTCGGCAAAGTGCATAGCCTTCTTCTCGTACTCAGTACTGAGAGTCATTATATCTATCCTGAAACTTCATCTCAAAGTAGTCATCAATTCCGTCCATTGTTACTCCCATCCTGGAACTACTGTAGTTGGAATATTACTTTCTTTCCATAGTTTTATAATGCTTGGGTTATCATCCCATGCATGAATTATATCGTATGCCTTACGGAGCGTGTCAAGCATATCTTTCTTGACCTCATAGTCTTTGCGGTTATCTTCATCCCCGCGCATCATTAGCATATCGCTAGGAACATCATGCATGGCAAGCCACCATGCCGTATGGTTTCTCCACATATGCTTTCTTGCAGTAACAACCAGCACCGCGTGTCCTAGCATATGTGCAATCTGAGCAGCATTTACTACATGACTATGCGGGGGAACATTAACTGATTCAGCATGAAAGTTATCAAAGTGTTTAATAACTCTGCGCTTACCTTCATCATATTTTGTTAGATAATGACGAATAGACGACACATCTGCAAGCGTGCCGTCCATGTCGAATATGACTGCTGTTTTCACAACATCTCCTCATAATCTGGATGGTCTAGTGGGGTAGGTACAGTAAGAAGTGTGCCACACATGGCACACTCTCCTTCAAGTAAATACGAGCATATGTTATATTCTTCATCGAAATTAAGGGTTACTTTAAGCAACCAACTACCACAACTAGGACACTCTGGGGTCGGAAGACCTCTGGCATCTAGCATTACAACTCCAATATAGTGAACGGACCTCTTACAGATGGAGAAAATCTCTCCGCAGATTCAAGCGCCATTTGTATTCTAGCAGTAGGAGACTTGATTCGTCTAGTAGAATATAAAGATCCTAGTGCGAACTTTGTTCCTGATCCAATAGCATTAAAATTATTAATATCCTCGCCAAAGTGCCAGTCATTGCAAAATTCAAATACCCTGCCTGCCACGCCTATAAGCATTTCTGATGAATCTTCTTCTGATCCAGGGTCTACTTTATTTAATTCACAGCATTCTCTTAGAGCATTTACAAATGTAGTATTTAAGAACTTATCTACATCATCATCAGAAAGTTTTGGAGGACTAAATGTGTGCTGGAGAACTTTTCCAAATCTGAAACTTCCAGCGTAGCCTAGCAAGTACCCATTCTTTATGAATACTTTTGGTTCTTTTCTAGAAGATACTAAAGAAGAATCTTCATCTACTGAAGCAGAATCTCCACCCATACAAACTTTACCGTTATATGATAGTGCAGAAATACATGTCATATTAGTTCCAGGTATGTAGATTGGTCGTTGTTGTTTTCGTACTGTTACTAGTATATCTTATCAGAATGTCCTTGGCAAGCATTTGTACTAGTTGTACCAAGTAGCCTAAAATAACTAATTGGCTAAGAAGTAGTAATGGAATAATAAAATCCCCGTCCATCACACCTAGACCCCTTAGCAAAGAAACTGTTAGACATGCAAGCAATACTAGTAAACCAACAATTCTAGTTACCATTTAATTTTCCCCTAAGTTCAATAAGGTGTTCAAGTATCTCATAATACTTACCCTTCCACTCATCTAATTCATTCTCAAGTATTCTAATCTCTTCTTTTCTTTTCTCTAACTCTTGTTTTAGAATATTTAGATCTTCTACATTATCAGACCTGATTTGGACACGCTCGTCAAAGTCGTGTCTTATTCTATTTAATCTATAGTCAAAGTACTTTACTATAGCCCCAGTAAATATAGTTCCTGCAAGACCTATAAGGGCTATTATCACAGCATCAGATAAAATGAGTATCCACCCCAGTAAATATTATATTTATATTTTATCATTCATGGGGAGTTGTCCATATTTTTTACATGTATAACGAGACATTTCTATTGTTTCTTTAGCAACCCATGTATCAAAGGCGTCTATGTCTGTAAAGGTTTTCAGTACATTCTGTAGTGTATCTGTAAGTTTTTCACAAATTTGTAAATCTTTTACCGTAGCAGTCCCAGATTTTATTTTTTTTACTAAATTATTTATTTCAGATACTATATCTTCGCATTTTATGCTAGGAGATGAGTTCACTCGCTGATATTTCTTTGCCGACATATCTATGTTTAATTACATAATCCCTTACTGAATCTGAACCAAACTTCCTGCCAGCCAAAATTATGATCCAGCGAGGTTCGTATTTCAATTCTATACATTTTTTACAAAGAAGCAAATTAAGTCCTAGCAGGGCTGACTTCTTAGGGTTTAATTCATTTTTCGGCTGATCGCACGAATAGCATCTCATTAAATCTCTTCTTCCTCTATACCAATAGAAAATTCATCTACAAATAACAAGTCTTCATTTAACATTAAAACGTCATAATGTATTCCATCTTTTTCATATTTTACACGGCTAGCATGTGCCCCAAGGCTAGACACAGTACCGTAGACCCGCTCATCTACAACATAAACATAAAAATGTTTTATAGATTTATTTGTCATACTTTATGCCTTCTATTTCACATCTGACCCCGAATGATTGAATCATGGATCTTACTTTCAATAAATATTCCATGATATTCATTCTTTGCTCCTGACCAAACTCCATGATGTTGTTCTCATGAATGACAAGCGCTATATAGTTGGGCCTTTTCATAATGTCTAGCCTAACATTTTTATAGGGAGCCTTGATTTCTCTGACAGCCTTAGCCATCTCTTTTGTGTAGAATACTTGACCCATGACTATTCTTTAACCTGTCCCAAACTTCTTGAGTTTTATGTAAGTTATTTTCTCTGTCTACTCTTCCAAGGTCTAGGTAGATACCTCCCCAGACCCCTTTTTCTTTATTACTTATACCTTCATTATAGCATTGTGATATGACTGGACAATGCAAACACATCTCATCTACCTGTGTTGCTAAGAATTTATCTGTCTCATAGTCATCATAAAACATATTAATATCAGCACCAGAACATGCTGCTAATTGATACCATTTTACATTATCTGGATCTAGTCCTAGTTCCTCAATTATATTCGACATTTGCTGGGACCTTTACTTTCCATGACCCGTCATTATTTACGGGGAATGTAAATTTCATACCCCACTTACCATGACGAAACTCACCATCCTGAGACATGTACCCAGATGGATTTGGAACCCATCTATTGATATTCCATCCGTCCCAGAAATAACCACGGTGGCTGTTCTTGGCCACGAAGTCATGTGCATCAGAGTAATTTAGTGTTAAAGTTTTCATTATTCACTTTCTGTAGAATCATTGATTTACTTTGTTCTTCTCGCTCCATAATCTTACGAATTCGAAGCAGTTCATCCTTAATACCATCTAGGATAATTTCTATGTTAGATAGATCGCTCATGTATAAATAACCTTTCTAATACCCGCCTCACGGATTGCATTGTGACAGCGGTCACATGGTCTGGACATTCTATCCTGACCCTTCCTATTTACTCTTGCCACATAAATTGTGGCACCCTTAGGATTCTTTACCTTACGCAATGCATCAATCTCTGCATGTACAGAGCAATGCGTCTTAATGTGTTCTGATGAAACCACGGTGGGATGGTTTCGGTTTTTATTTATACCAATACTAATAACTCTTCCACCCTTAACAATAACTGCACCATGCTTCATTCTACAGTCAGATGACTGTGCTGCGTTTAGTGCTAGATCAAGATAGTTCTGATCACGACGCGATAGACGAGAAAAGATCTCCTTTTGGCATCATCATCACCCTTTCACAATATCCGTAGGAATACCCATTGCACTAGTAATATTAGCAATATTATGGGTCTTTTTGCAAGAGTCCCTGATAAACATTATTGCCTTGTCTACTTTCATCTTAGAAACATCATCTATAGATACTCTTCCCTGCCATTGCTCTCCTCTACCTGGCTTAAACAATTGTTCAGATATAGAGTATCCCTTCTGACTTACTAATTTTTCTACCTTACCTATATATTCAGTAATCATATTTTCGGCAGGAGATGATGCTGTATGGACAAACGTGATCTTTCTATCTGATGGATTAGAGGAAACCCATTCATCTAGAATTACAGTCATCTTACGCATTATCTCGTTGTAATCAACCCAATTACGGCTGCCAGCAATAAGAACTCTCACCGCTGCTCCCTAATTGTTTATTGTTCTGCTACTTCTGTTTCCTGAGCCACAGGTTCTTCTGATACTGGATCTTGTGATATTGGTTCCTCTGATACTTCTTCTATTGTAGAATCAACATTCTCAATTACCTGATCTTCTACTTTAACATTTTCTATTTCTGGAGTATCTGAAACTTCATTTACTATATCAGTATCTTGAGAAATATCTTCTCTATCTACTTCAAATCCGGTATCCACCACTTCAGCAGTATCTAGTGGGGCATCTTCAATATCCTCTTCAATCAGAGTCATTGTTTCTGGCTCATCTGCTGGGAAGAAAACCCCAGACCAGATTGACTTATTCATTCTTTCGTTCATTATTTGATCTCTTTTCTGTTTAGACCAGGATGCTCCCGCATCTCCGCCCCATAAATCCCAGGCAACTCTACCTGGGCTGGGAAAACCTTCTTCTCCTGAATTAAATCCAGTAGCCTTTTTATCAACAGCGTGCCTTGAGAAAAAACTATGCATTCTCATGACAGTACTCTGAGACAATTGCTCTTTCTTTACTAATTGATTTGCTCTGGCAAGTCCTACGGTTGTTCCACCGCGCTTGCCCTCTTCTTTCCACTTTAAGGCTCTGCGTGCTGCAGAGGCCATACCATCTGTTGGTGTGTATGTTTTTTCAGCCACAATTAATTATACCATGCCCAATTTTGTCACATAGTCATACATAACAATACCACTTGCAGTACCAACATTTAGACTACGAACGCTTCCAAGTTGTGGGATGTAGACAATATCGTCAGCCATGCCTAAGGCCATCGGGCTAAGTCCCCTTTGCTCTTCGCCAAATATCATAAAAGTTTCTGGCTTCCATTCATATGAGGTAATTGGAATAGCACCTGGAACATTATCAATCGCCACCCACCTGGCACCACGAACTTGTGGTTCATGAAGATAGATATTATCTAGACTTGGAGCATACTTTAAGTGATTGTAGTGTTGAGTTCCTACAGCACCACGCTTATCCCATTTCTTGGCTCCAACAATCCAGCATTCTTTGGCCATAAATGCATTAGCATTCCTAATTCCTGTAGCCTTATTAAAGTCACCTGAAATATTCTCAAAGCCCACGATAAAAGGAAGTCGGCGGGTATCTAGATCAGCCTTAATTTGATCAGTCTCCCATTGCTTGTAATAATCAATGACATTACGATTGTCCATGATTACTCCTTAAAATTTGTATCTTCTAATGTCTTATCTACATTATATCCATTATCTTTATTTATTTCCCAGAAATCTTTCCTAGATACAAACGACGGGAGAACATAACGATGTGGTCCAGGACCAGGAGGATTAACTCCATGTCTCCAACCCTCAGTACTTGGAAATATTAATAAGGAACGGCTATCTGGCTTTAACTCTATATTCTGATTTACAAAATATACTTCTCCAGCGAAATAATTATCATTAAGATACAGTACTGCTGCATATTCTAATGATGGATCAGTATGATTATCTACATGATCTTTTAGTGGCACTCCCTCGTATTGCCTTTGAATAGTTCCACATCCATTAAAAAGAAGGTCCGTCCTAAAATCAAATAATTTTTGCAATCTTTTATCTAATATCTCTGCAATTTTTAGATGAGATATTTTTAGATTCTTGTCTGCCCAATCCTCTGTTATTTCATATAGACCTTCTTTAACTAAATTATCTATATCCGTTCTTCCAAATTTTAATTCAGCAAGTTTTATTGCACCATCTAAGTAATGATCTTTCCACTCATCATCTGTGGCTGAAGTTGCCAGATAAATTAGTTCATTATACTCTTCATTAGTTATAAAATTTTTAATTAAAAATATTCTATGTGCGACTTCTTCTACTTCGTATCCCAATTTTTTAATATAATACTTGGTTAAAATATTACTCATCCAAGCCCCACTCTTCCGGCATAGGAATGCCACTATCAATTAAATATTGCTTTCCAGCATCAGTTATCTTAAACTTTGGCACTAATTCTGTGTTATATTCAATAGTTACAAATCCTAGTTCATAAAGATGCATTAGTTCATTATTTAATTCTTCTGTTATAGCAAGATATAGTTCTGGGAACATGTCATGCATTTTTTCAAAGTTGAAGACGAATGTTCTTTCTCCGTCTGAAGTCATACCTACCCACTCAAGGACGCCTTCTTCTTCTAAATAGACCATGAATTGCTCTATTTCATCATTACTATAATCCATGAGCCTCAGATCGGATTCGAACCGATGACTTTCCGCTTACAAGGCGGATACTCTGGCCAACTGAGTTACTGAGGCGATCCTAGGCTGTTGCCGCAATTTTATTTGCGCCTAGAATATAATTCTATCATTTAAATCTTTTCAGGTGTACACTTCTTTGGAAACAACGACCATCCAGTATTGAACGGTGCGATTACCCATGAATACGTTAGTCCAGAACCCCATAGTGAATAATACATTCCTGCATCCTCATACCATGAGTCATTCTTAAACGAATAACCATATCCCCAATTATGCATACCATCATTAAGGAAATGCTTCCTTACAATTTCTGATTGCTTTTCTTTGTCTAGCATATTATCCCTAGACCACCAGGGTTTTCCTGACCAGGCACTTGTTTGAATTTGCCAAGTACCCAGAGCACCTGTGAACCATCTGCTAGATTCATCTAATGATTCATGCTTAGATTCACGCCAGGTAATTGCCCAGGCTCCTCTAAGCATCCCAGGTCTATTAAAACCTGACTTAAACAACATCTTTGCTTGCTTATCATTACAATTAGATGGCAAAGTCCAGTTTCTATCTGTTATTGCCCTTCTTTCTAATGCATCAGCGGTGGCAAGGTTTACTGTACCTTCCGCCAAAGGCGCAGACTTAGCATACGCCAGGTTTGGAGAGATTAGTACCATTGATAATACTGTTACTGTTGATACTAATGCAGCACCAAATCGGTTTATTGTCGTCATATTGACCTCCTTGTGGCGGCAACATGAATTCTATTATACGGGAATATTACGATATGGTCAACGATTTTGGATAATTTACTATTTCAATCATATTATTATACAAAGTAATGTAAGGTCTGAGGTAGTAGTTACCATTGTGCTTAACGAGACAGTAAAATGTAAACATTACTTCTTGCCACGACGTACTTTAAGTGGAGATTTACCAATATTTATTTTGCCATCTTTATGTTCTGGATTAGTAATTCCTCCGCCACCCTGCTTAATAGTTTCGGTAGTAATTACATTATTCATTTAAAAAAAGATCCGCCCCAGAATTTGCCCATCATATCATCATCGTCACTTGGATCATCATCTTCATCATCCATTGATGCATTAACATATCCGTCTGGGATGGCTGCAAGTCGGCATTTGCCCTCTGGATGAACTAAGTAAGAAAGAATAGCACATCCTAGTTGCCCATCTTCTCTTTCAATATGTAGAGAGCAGTTGGAGCATTTAACTCCGATTTGTGCGTCTTCATTATCTCCTGGACCCTCGTATCCAACCCAAATACTAGATGTTCCTTGGTCAAACGGGCCAAATCTTTCTGCAATAGAAACCATTGCATCGTGATATGCTTTTTCTTCTTCTGTCAATTCATCATACAGGTCCATAATATATATTATACCACCGTGCTCATTCTATCTTTCATTATTTTTTATAGTATTAAGCACTATATCGTATATTGCTGTCCATACATCTGTATTATTAAATATTCCATCAATTGTTCCTAGAAGGAATTCTTTTTTATCGCCAAATTCTTCTGAATAATTTATTTTACTCAAAAGTAGGTCCATAGATATCCCATTTTTATTTTTAAAATTTTCTAAACTATCTAAATCCTTAGCGCCCCACTCGCCAAAGTACTCCCCTGAAAATGTTTCATAGAATATTTTTATGTCTCTTTTTACTGATTCTATTTTTATTCTATTTCTCCAGTCAGAATCTGATTTAGTTAATACTTTTTCTAAATGAAACATAGGATTATAATTTAATGATACTAATTTATGTCCTCTAGATATTAATCTTAAAGAAAGTACTGATTCTTCTGAGAAATAAAATAATCGTGGGTCAAATCTAACTTCTTCAAAAACAGATCTTCCTGAGAATAAATAGTACCCGCATAGAGCCTCCTGTTCTACATAATCTAAATTCTTGGGTATTGGCTTTGCGTCTACAAATATGCCATTAAAAAACAAACTATATGCCTCACCTGGCACAACATCTTCATGTATTACTAATTTATTATCAACTATAGTTGACCATGGAAGATGTTGAGATACTACTACATCCTGATTAAATTTATTTTTAACTTCAATATATCTATCTAGAAGTTCCTTATCCCATCCAGGTGAAAATACCATATGAGGATCAATGCTTAAAACATATTTTTCTTTTATTTTTTTTGGTATGGATAGAGATCTTCCATACCCAACGCCCCTGGGCATGGTTAAAATTTGATTTACAATTATATTTTTATTCTCTGGTAATTTTGCAAAGTTCCCATCAGATCTTTGATCCACTATAGAAAAATTTATATTATCTGGAAATATTGCGTTGTCTAGGCAACTCTCTACAGTTTGGGATATAAAATTTTCATCCTGACCAGCCATCGCTATCAATATATTATTTAACATAATTAAACAAACCACCTAAACTTACCATCGCAATTTATTGCATGTCCTTGGATAGTAATTCTTCTATCTCCTAAATAATATTTAACTGTTGGAGTTACTTGATGTGGATATCTTCCAGAGAAAATGAATGCTTTGCCAACATAATAATTAACTATACTGGGCTTATTATTATTGTAATATCCTATTTTTTTAATTATTTTACTAAATTCTTGGTCATGGTCATACTTATCTAAACTAGAATCTCCCCATACGCTTATCCCGCTCCCCCCTCTTGGCAATTCTAGTGATAGAGTAAAGGAAATTTTTTCATCATGATTAATATTTTTATATTTTTTTTGAAAAATTTGATCATGTGCATCATCTACAAAATCTGTATGAGTTATTACATCTCCAAGGGAGAGGAGAGAAAACTGTTTTTCACTATCATTAACGAATATGTTAAACCCTGGTACTGCTAAATCATATTCTAACTCAGATGGTCCGACTTCCCTATTTAAAACTTCTAATATTCTTTCAAATTCTTCCTTGAAAGTGCTTAATATAATTTCATTAGTACTAATTGATAATTTATAATAATTATCTAAATTATTACTATCTTGATAGGTGGCAGCACCTAAAGTATATGTAGAACTTGGACCATTGCTACATCTATAAGTCCAATATTCATTCATACTGTCAAGTTTATTAACTATATTTAGGCACTCATCTGGAGTGAAAACATCTATAAGACATGGGTACATATAAAAAGTATATCATTTAGTATTTTGTGCCGGATGTTGGAATCGAACCAACCATGCCTTAGGCGACGGTTTTACAGACCGCTCCCCCACCTTGGGGGCTATCCGGCTTGGCTGGCGTGGTAGGATTCGAACCTACAACCCATCGGTTAACAGCCGATTGCGCTGCCATTGCGCCACACGCCATAAGTGGTGCGGAAGTAATAGGATTCGAACCTATGGATCAGTATTAACCGATCACGGTTTAGCAAACCGTTGCAATAACCACTCTGCCATACTTCCATAAGCGCCCCAGGCAGGATTCGAACCTGCGACCAACGGATTAGAAGTCCGACACTCTATCCTCTGAGTTACTGGGGCCAACTAGAACAACGATAATTGATTATCACATACAATATCTGATGGGTCAAGACTTTTAAGTTCTATCTGCCTCAAAAATCTAGGTAAATCAGTTCTTCCATCTATAGCATTTTTTATTTCATACCTAGACAACATTTCTCCTCTGAATAATAAAATGTCATCTATATATTCTATTTTTTCTATTTCAAAATTTATTTCAAAACTGTCGTAGTCGAATTTTTCATCTTCTTCATTAAGAAGAACTTTTACTGGGTCTGGTGCTAGACCGGATTTAGAATACAATTTAGATAAATGTTGAACTTTTTTAGATTGTGATTTATCTAGGCATATAGTCGTATTCCTACTTATTCTAAACTCTAATAGACTTACTCCAACTAAAGTCATTATGTAATGATCAAATTTATTATTGGCGTACATTCTTTTCCAGAAAGAAAATGTTTGATGTATGTTGAATAATGGTAGTTGATTATTTATCACTCCGGTTCCGCCGCACTTGCCATAATCATGATGAAATTCTGGTGCGCTGAACATTCTTTCCCAGGATGAAAAGTTTTCAGAATAAAAATAATTAGTTTTTGGATGAATAACCATTACTTCTATCCCTGGAGAATGGCACATTCCATCAACTACTTGTTTATCTGAATCGTCCCATATAAAATAATGGGTGTAGTTTTCTTCAACTACTTTACCCGCCTTGTATTTATCAGGTAGGAATTTCATGAGCGAGTGACCAGAATCGAACTGGCGATAACTGCTTGGAAGGCAGATGTGTTACCTCTACACCACACTCGCGAGAGATTAATCTTTTTCTAAAAGATCAATCGCCTCTTTAATTGCCTGATTCCATCCTGCAATAAAAGAACTAATTTCAGCAGATGAAGCAGAACTTTTCATCTTCTTTGCCTTAAGTCTTTCAATAATCTTATCGCGTGTCAATTGTATCCCTTTTCAATAAATGCGCCGTCCCATACGGAGTCTGACTTATTTTCAGAAGCATAAAGCGCACGTTGTTGTGCCTCTGCCTCTGCGCGAGTTGCATGGCAACCCTCAATTTCGTTTGTTCCTTCTTTGACTACTGCATATCCATTGCAATCGCCAAAGTTTCTTTGTACTTTCCAAGGCATAATACCCTCCCGCTCCCCGATCTAGATTCGAACTAAAACTAAATGATCCAAAGTCATTTGTGCTACCATTACACCATCAGGGACTATCTAGTTACCTTCTAATAGTACCAGAAATACTGGTTTTCGGTCAACTATTCCTATAGAACATGCCCAGCACCATTCTGGCGGGGTATGATCACACTTATTTGCTGGTTTTTTTGCCCAATGGGGCCAATCTTCTGGACCCGCTGGAGATCCACAGTATGGACATGTTTCTCCCTGCAATAGCAGCCTACCATCATAGCAGTCGGTACAGAGGCTTTCTAATATTTCTTGCTTTCTCCGCCTTCGATCTTGATAATTAGCCCTTGGAGGGCGCGGAGGAATCGATCCATCTTCATTAGGTATCCTATCACTTTTCCATGCGTTACACTTTTTATGTGCAAGTCTTAAATTAGATACATCTTCTGATCCTCCCGCTGAACGGGGAATCCAATGATCTAATGTTACGTCAGAATTTGCCTTAAAATCCTTTAGGCAGATGGCGCATGTAAATCCATCACGCTCTCTAACAAGTTTTATTTTATCCCTTTTACTAAGCAGAAGATTCTGATTTAGCATTGATAAATTCTCTTTCATCTACAATATCGTATGCATCACGAATGATGCTAACCTCGTACTTGTCAAAGTGGTGCCCACAGAAATACAACTCGCCAGTTACAAACTTAGCGATAACCCACGCCTGAGCGGGACATTTAGGTGCATCACACCTATCGCTTCTGGTAAGAACTCTTACTTCTTCCTGAACTTCAGTTTCCATGGAGTCCTCCATATATTAATTATATCAGTTTGGTTTAAAATGATCGCTAATTTGCTTCATTTGTTTATTTATCTTACTTATTTTTTCCTGTAGAAGTTTATTTTCTAACTCTAGTTTTTTATTTTTATCTTCTAGTTCAATTACTTTATCCTGATACATTTCTATTTTCTGCTCTACATCGCCATTTTTAATATTTGAATTCTTATATTCATTAAATAATGATGTTATATATTTAACATGTTTTACAAGAACAAAAAATAGAAACACCTCTATCGCTAGAGTTATTGCTCCTACTGCAATTATTGTCTGCATGTCGGGATGAAAGGATTTGAACCTTCGGCCCCCTGTTCCCAAAACAGGTGCGCTACCAAACTGCGCCACATCCCGTGGGATTACAGATGGCGACGAATCCTTTTTGCACGAAAGACGCTAGAAACGAATTCAACGCACTCAACGGCAGACTCGCTATAACGGGATATTTGTATGTAACTACACCATCCTAAGATATTGCCATCTGTAATCGTAGGGCGGGTGAGACTTGAACTCACGATCTTCACCTTATAAGAGTGACGCCTTCACCAACTTGGCCACCGCCCCGTAACAACTACTATATTAAATTATTTCCATGCTGTCAATAGCATTTTGTAAAGCGGGTGGGATGATAAGTTCGCTATTTTGTTTCCTACCCATCCTTAATTTTATCTCTTCCTCGCTATCTTGTTCAAGCATATCGTACGAATATACTTCGATTTCTTGTAGCGAATCTCTTCTAGAGCGAGCAATAGCATTATAGACCGCGCCACATACGGCATCAGCCAAGTCCTTGCTGCCCTTTCTAGGGTGGTCAACCTTATCACCGCGTATCCTTAGTTGCAATAATTCATCGATTAATAATTTAAGTTCTGGGCCATAAACTCTTTCTTCTGTTACAAGCAGGGCCATGTCCTCGTAATGTTTCTTCGCCACAGATAGTAATTCAGTATTAATTCCATAATGCTTTAATTGTTGCATCATGTCATGAGAATTCCATCTGTCAAATGTCACCACTCCCAGATTAAATCCTCGCTCGCGCAATTCAATAATGTAATCTTTTACTTCAGATAAATCTACACTAGTAGTAGATGTTGGTTGCCAATATCTTACAGCGTCCACGATAACCCTGGGTGCTGCCTCTGTCATTGTCCCCGCGATCTTCATCTGCACCCAACCCTCAATATGAGCCATTGCCACGGCACAATTATCATGTTTTTGGGCTAAGTCAACATGAACAAAATACTGACGGCCTTCCTCTGGCTTGAACCATTCTGCAAACCTACCACTACTATCTACTGCAAACTTGGGACTGCTGAAAGCCTTTTCGATCTTCTCGCGGGACTTAAAGAATGCATCTGTTGCTTCTGGAGGCATACAGGCAAAGCGCATAAGAGAATCTAATGGATCGTCATAGAAAGCAATGGTGAAGTCTTGAATTTTTCTGGTTGGATTAAATTCCCAGGTAGGTCTTTTCAAGGCAAATATATGTGGTAGAGCGTAGGAAACAATATGATCCTCCTCCCACTCAATGGTAAATTCATTACCATCATGACCATCTGGAAGGTCTGGATCTATTTTAAAACTATGAGATTTAACTACAGTTTCTTTTTCTGCTACCGCATCATTATATTTTTGCTGAATAAAGTCATTCTTAAATCTAGGGAATGAAAGCATGATAACTTTCCCAAAATCCGGGAAGCGTGAGTTAACAGATGCTCTATACATTTTATAAATAGCAGCAGAAGTCTTTGGACTCTGCCTGCCTGTAGTATTCTCTAGTTCAAAACCAGAAATTTCGTCAAGGATAGCAAGCAGGACGTTGTACCCTTCCCAGGATTCTGCCTCTGAATGTCCTGAATGAACAGTTATTTCTTTATCAAATTCAATACTGTTAGCCTTGGGGATATACCTACCCTGAAACCAGGCCGACTTTTCAATGATACGCTTGAACCCTTTAAAGAATACCCTATTTGCCTGAACAGCGTTTATAGCAATGTTAATAATGTCAATTGAATCTCCTGGCGGCTTACCATAATATTTGGCTGGGTCGCTAAGGCACAATAAGAGGTGGACAACATAGGCACACCCTATAGTAGAGATAAAGTCCTTCCCCCCGCCTTTCCCTATCTGAAGAATCACTTCCTTGCATGTCTGGTTCCATCTTTTTATTCCTTCTTCTTCTCCAAGCCACTTAGTTAGGGTGTCTTTATCATAAATTTGCGTCATAGACTTGATGGCTTTGTATTGATATTCTGAAAGAGGAGGCAAGTCTAGGTACTTCTTGTCAGTAACAAACTCCTCTATCGTGGCTGGAGTTTCCTCAAACTTGTCATCGTCAAGTGCTTCTATAAAGTCACTAAAATCAATCAATTGGTTCTACCTTGCCCGTAACCTCTGATAATCTTTTAGCGACCTCCATTTTACAATGACTGCATTCGGATGTTACTTCCTTTAAAATGTTCATAAGGATCTCTTGCTTGCGCTCTGTCTCTAGAAGTTGAGCAGACATTTCATTATTCTCTAGAAGACCAGCCTTCTGGAGCATATCAATTCTTTTTTGTTCAACATCTGCAATCATTTTAAGAGCGGAGGCTTTAGTGTTGTATTGTTGATTGGCATCTGCCTGATCTACTGTTTCCCAGGCGCGTTGGATAATCATAGAATAATGTTGATCAGCGCCAGCGAGGGCTTCCTTGGCACGCTCCCTAATTCTACTATCTCCAGATACCAGTTCTCTCCATGTATCTATGTGTTCTAATACCTGAGATCTTTTTATTCCCAAGAACTTTGATATGTCGGTGGGATTCTTTCCCTTTAATAATTCTTCTACGACAAGATTCATTTGGTCAAAAGAACTAGTAAGTTCAATCTCTGACAAGTTGCTTCTTCCTTCTACTCTTCTTTGCTCTTACTAGTCCGCTCAGTCTATCAATATAGAAAGACCTGTATTCTCCAGTATTAGGATTTCTACAGTCTATCCAAGTAACATCTTTTTCTGAATTATGTGCCATAAGAATAAATGTAAACTCCCCACGAATATGCTTGAACTTAATTCTATCACCAGGCTTAATTACGTCTTTTAAATATTCAACTTCATAATATACATGAATATTATCATTCATGCTGTATGGGATATATTCTCTATTTATTTTTTTCTTAGGCATATGATTACCAATCATTAAAAAAATTATGATGATGAATTTTAGTCCTGCACTTTTGCTTCCATGGACAGTATAGAAATTCTATACTCATAACAGTATCTTTATAATAGTAGGCTACACCATTTGCATATGAACAATAAACACAACCTAATTTATACCAAATTGTAGCCTCTGGCAATTTCATTCTAGAGAAAGGTTTTATATATTTTTTTCTATCCACTCTTGGGATGCCAGATATTTTAAAAATAATAGAATTGCATAAAATAGATATTATATCTAACATAACTATTACTGGTAATGCTAAGTACAACAGCCATGCCGCAATAACTATTCTTGTTTTAGATTCATATTGATCTGGTATGTATATATTTTCAAATTTTCTCATAAAGAGAATCCACCGTTTCTTGTTGGACTCCAAACCATCCCTGGTCTATCTAAATTCCTGAGAAGTTCATATCCACAATCTTGACAACGCTGACTATCTCTATCAGAAATTTTAGAAATTAACTCTAGATCTAAATCGCATACTTTGCAATAATATGTATAAAGTGGCATTCTATCTCCAGTTTTCACTATTCGCTACTTTTAATAATACCAGATAACCTATTAAGTCGTCAATATCATTATCTCCAGGGAACTCCCCGCCATTGGCAAATCTGCTAAGTTTATCATCTATACGAACTTTAATTTGCTCTGTAGGATTTGCTTGTGAAAATATTCTTACTGGGTCAAGCGCGGAGTTTCCATAGGCGCGATTCTTTTTAATAAGTAATTCTTCTATTTCTTTGCAAACTCTAGAGATTTCTTTTTCAGTATTAATGTTTGGCATGTGGTTTACTTTCTCTAAGACTTGAATTAATCCTTACATTAATATTTAATTTATTAAATAAAATCTTCATGAACATACCAGTCTTCCCACGCTGATATCTCTGGATATATTCTTTTATATCCATATGAAGTTAATAATTTATATATTGGTTCTTGCATACTTGAATTATTATGCTCACATGTTATTATGTTAAATCTTGTAGAAAAGTCAAAGGCGGATAGAATATCAAATTCCGAACCCTCAGTATCTATTGATAAATAGTCAACAATACTTGGTGCCCTGTGCTTACTAAGCATGTCTTTCAAAGATACAGTTTCAATTTTATGAACTACATGATCTTCTCTAGTTTTTCCCCAATGATCACTATATGCATAATCTGAAATTGTTGAAAGTGCTGGAAATGATGTTTCATAAAATTCTACAACGTCCCCGCTTTTATTTGATACACACTTATACTCAATACTACAAGACCTGTTTTTAGATATTTCATCAGAGAATATTGGTAATGGCTCTGCTACTATACCAGTCCATCCATAATATTTTTCTAAAAGTAAAGTATTGCTTAATTCTATACCATCCATAGCACCAAACTCTACAAAAAATCCTGGACGATCACCATAATAGTAAGTTACTAATAAATCTTGGTTATTTTGTGAGTAAGATAATCTTCCAGATTGCAGATATTCTTTTAACGATTTCATAATTCAGAGTACATCCTTTTCAGTCCACTAAAAGTACCAGCATCAATATAACTACCAGAACATGGAGCATGGGTAGTTACTACCCCATCTTTTATCCAAGAATTGAACTGGTCACCTATAACATCTTCCTTAGGGTCTAGCAATTCTACAGTTTCATTTAAGTATATCGCTCCCCACATTCTTTCAAACGGGCAACTTGAATCCTTATCGATAATGCTTAATACTTTATCTCCCAATGATTCTATTTGGCCTACTTTACCCTTTAAAAATTCATCACATTCCCATGATGCCAGAACTACTTGAGAATCATTTTCTATCATTCTTCCGTAAAAATTATCCTTGCTTCCTGATATAAAGGTATCTGGCATCCCAATTACAACCTTATCCGATTTATTATCACAAGTTTTTAATATGGCATCAGCCATACTTGATGGCTCAACAATGAATATTTCTACATCAAGGTCGAACCTCTCAACTATTGGTAGCCACATTTCTCTAGTAGAAATTCTAATATCATCGCATACTTCTTTCATTCTATCTACATGCCACTCAAGAAGTGTTTGATTGTCATTTATGGGCAGACAAAATTTTGGTATTCCTCCTAGTCTTGATGCCTTTCCAGAAGCGGGAAGTACTCCTAGTATCATATTTTTTCTGTATTCTGAACTAGGGATGGTTGACTTTCATCAATCCATACTGGCAAATTACATTCTGGGTGTAATGTAAATACATTAAAATTATGCTCATCTGCATGACGGAATATAAACCAATCTGTTGGATAGTCCATTCCATTTTTACAAACGTAGTCATATAATTTTCTAGCCCCAGACTTTGACACAACATAACATAGTGTTGACCAGTCCTGATAAGCCTTAACAACATCTCCAGAATCATTACCATTATACCTATCGTATTGATTAGGATGAACAAAAATACTAAAGATATCCCAGTCTGAAGGAAGTTTTTCCATCATATTAGAAACTCTTTCAATAAAATCATCGCTAACTACCGCGTCGTCCTCAAAAACTAAAATTCTATTCATTGATGAATTGATAAGGTACTTCCAGGCAATAAAATGACTAGCAAAATTACCAATCTCTCCTGCCTTAAATCCTTCCCAAGATATCTTAAAATCTGGGTTGTCTGAAAAAAACTTATCGCGTGATGATTTATCATTGCCATTTAAGCAGGCTAGTCCAAGGTAGTCTCCACCATGCATTATATTGTGAATATTTTGTTTATTTTTAATCCTATCATCATTAATACTAATTAAATGATAGGGCCAGTTGTGTGCGGGTACATATAGTTCATTAATGTCCACACTACCTCCGTCACGACGATGATTTATTAATTTGAATATTCTATCTACTTCTGGTTTAGAAATTCCATTATTTTCATAGAAGTCACTAAAGCATTTTAAAAATTTATTCATTTCTGAAGTGGCTTGTCCGTGATCATAACTACTTCCTACTGGATGCGTAATAACAAATCTCTTATCTCTACAAATATATAAACCCTTAGATATAGCCATTATGTTATACACATAGTCCACTCCCCAGCCAGACTTCATATCAGATAGTTCTACTTCTTGAGATAGATAATCAAAAAAAATAAGCATCTCCTTAGCCAATTCTTTATTAAGAATTGTGAATACTCCATCTGTTTGTGTTGATATAACTAGATTACCATCTAGTTCTTTTATAGAAGTGGAACCCTCTCCCCATGCCTCATGAGTAAAATATGGTGCATAGACCCCAATTTTTTCATTTTTTAATTCTTCCTGGGCAGTTTTTATTACCTCTGCAAAGTCTCCCACCAGATCTCCTGCGATAAAGCAGAATAATTCATCATCAGTATCTGAAAAATCTTTTAGGGCAGCATAAAATTGACGATAATACCAGACATTTCCTATATCCATCCATTTATTATTTAACGATGCATGACTTGAGGAATTAATTATTTTATAATTTAAATTACTAGATTTTAAGTTTTCCTCTATTTTAAGACAATTATCATACACAGAATCCCAACAAACTACATAGGACATTGTATTCATTTAGTCCACCTTCTTTGATTCTTAATCATACCATATTTTTCTAAGTATCTTTGTATGGTCATATGAGAACAACCCGCCTCTTTAGCCATTTGCTGAGTAGTCTTTTTTTCTATAACATATCTTTTTCTAAGCCAATTTATATCTTCATATAGTTTCATTATCTCACCATATTATTAGCAGCATACCATCCAATTCCGCAGGCATCTGCAACATTATCACTTTCAACTACTATTCCCAATTCTTTGCAGAAGTCTATAGTTTTTTGTTTTCTTATTTCTCTGCCTTTGGCTTTATACCAGTTTGCTGTTTTACCTGGGTATTTTTTTTGTATCTCTAACTTCTCAGCCTTAGTAAAGTTTTTGTTTCCTATAAAAGACTGCCACGTTATTGGATGAACCTCAACAACTTTTCTTCCATCATCGATTAATTCACCCATTATAGCACCAAATATGTAGGCCATCTTTAATCCAGTATTTGCACTTCTAACCATTACTGCCGCTTCAATGGCTACAAAGTCCGATGGGAATGTCTTAGCAATTGATCTAACCTTCTTCTTAGCATCAATAATTCTTTCATACACATCCCCGCCGTCAAAGAACACTTCTCCCCATTTTATAGGGTTTTTATTTTCAAATAAGCAGAAGGCTACAGATCTAGTGCTAGCATCTATTCCAAGCACTCTTCTGTCTGGAGACTTGGCTAATTTAGCGAGAGACATTAAATATCCTTAATAAACTATCTCTATTATTTTTATTTTCTTTAGCAACACACTCGCTACATATATCTAATTCATTGTATCTACTAAGTATATTTTTACATCCACGACTTTTACACGTTCTTATCTTTCCAGATAATCTTTCTTTTTCAGCATAATATTTTTCTCTAATTTTTTTATTAGTGGCTTCTCTACAACATTCATCAGAACAATATTTTTGATTATGTGTAGTTTTTGAGAATTTTTTATCGCATCCGTCGTTGGCACAAATCATTTGGGTGGCACCAATACCTTTACTACTTCTTCACCGTCGCCGTATTTATTATTTTTAACAGCCCAACAATGTTTCTTAACAGGGCAATTTGCACATGTGTAAGAAGTTTTAGCGAAACCTCTAGATGGAATAATGTTTTCAGTATACGTCTTATATACTTCTCTCATCCACTCAAAGGTGTCACTAATTATTTTTTCGTTTCGCTCGTTCATGCTAATTGGGATGATACAGATTTCTTGAGTATTCTTATTCTCATACAACAAGAATCCTTCTTTCGCGCCCTCTACCTTCATGTAAGTAAGTATCTGTAGAAGGTGATTAGACGATGGTTTCATAGAAGACTGGCGATGAATAAACTGCTCTTCTTTAGTAGTCTTTATTTCACCAATGATCTCTGTATCATTCCAATCCAGCACAACATCAGCGAATCCTCTAATTGGTGGATCTTCTGAAATAATTTCCCGCTCTGTTTCCTTTAATACGCCAGTCTCTTCAATAATCTTCTGCAATCTTTCATGTGCGTATGTTCCGTTAAGCATATTTGCAATCGCGGTAGCGTCGAACTTTTCATCGAACTCTTCTCCACTAAAAGCAATAAACCAATATCTGGGGCAATTTCCATGTCCATAACCTACTGTACTAGGACTAAATGTTTTTTTCTGAGTGTTCTTTTTACCGCGACGGCGAGCATTATATGCATCATCAATTAATTTAGAAAACTCTCCATAATCAAACCCGTCCACTTTTTTAAACTTAAGACTTTTTACAACATTCTTACTCATAAGCCAAACCTCGCATTGTATTTTAGAGCATCTACTAGTTTATTTACTGCTTCTGCTGTAGTATAATAGACATTCTTTTTCTTAGAGGCTTCCGGCCCCTTCTCAAAAGTGGTGTAGTATCTTGACATTATCTGCAACTTCGCGGCTATTGCCTGAAGTCTTGTAATTATTTCTGGTGCCTTGGCAGCAGGAACATCAGGCTTTGCAATAAGTTTAATTATTAATTCCATAGCCGCATCTAAATCAGGGTCTTTCATAAACTCTGATATTTCATTTAACTCTGTTATTTCACTAATTGTTTCTATCACGTTCATAAGCCTCTACCAATTCTTCTAGAACATCCCATTCTACTACTGCCAGACGAACCTTGGATGCGCCCTCACCAATAATTAACTTTAGCAGAGGGTGCATACTTCTATCTACACGAAATGTATCTGTGCATATCTTTGCCCACATTTCTTTATTAACTGCTACTGACTTAGCAGTCTCTTTATAATCAACTACAAAGTTATGCCACTTTGCATCACCCTTTTGATACTGCCCTCGTCCAGAATTTTTCTGTCCCTTAGCACCATCTCTTTTTATTTCATTAGCCTCAGACATTAAATTTTTACCTTTGATTGATGATTGTTGGAGCATCTATAAGTTAATATCATTTTTTCTTCATCTAACCATCCTACAGAGGCACGCTCTTCGCACTCCTGACAGGAAAGAGATCCATTAACCTCAGTTAGATTTTCTTTTTTTACTGAACCAAGGAAGTCCTCTAACGACTCAGCCATAGATCATCGATTCTAATGTATCTACTACCTCTGGATTTTCCCTGAGATATTGAACAGCCTTAGCCCTACCCTGGAGCCTTTCTCCAAGTACTGTATACCAGGCTCCACCGCGTTCTACTTTACCCATCATTTCGGCTACGTCTAATACTTCTGCTACACGATCTACTCCAACATGAGATCCCTGGTAATAAAAATCATATTGTCCAGAAAGATTTGGGGGGCCAAGTTTATTATAATCAATTATCCAGTTTACTGGACGACCCACTTTTTGCTGTATAAACTTATCTCCTACCTGAACATCATCCTTAATTTGATTAGCCTCTGCCTCTGATGACCATAATTTAATTACAGTACTAGAAAAAAACTTTACAGCCATTCCACCTGTTGGAATATGAGAGGCGTGCATACTTCCAAACTGGTTTCTTTGTTGGCTAATCAATACGAGCAGAGTGTTCTTATTGGCGTAGTTAAGCATCTTAACCGCATGTGTCATATCCTTGGCTTCTGCACCGATCTGCTTGGTATCTTGAAGTTGTTTAAGATCGTCGCCATCTTTGTCAAAGTATATGGCTGGGAGTAGTGCTGAAATAGAATCTACTACAATAATATCTACTCCTGCCTCCATCAATCCTGTCCCAACATCTACCATATCATTGATAGTTTTTGCAGGAGAGTAAATAATATTAGAAGAATCTACACCTAATTTAGATGCCCAGTCTGCTGAATAAGAAGATTCAGAATCAATCCAAGCACAGGTCTTTCCCTCTTTCTGGGCCATTCCAAGCATCTGTAGACAGAAGGATGATTTACCAGCACTTTTATTTCCCCATACTAAGACTTGCCTTCCAAATCCTAGACCGCCCTTTAGTGCTTCATTAAGTCCTATGCTGGGTGTTGGCTGCTTTTGTACGTCTACTTCTGTTGCTAGTTGAATTCTTTGTCTTGTTTTTGGATCTAGTTTCGCCAGAATTTCTTCTGCGACCATCATCATTTAAACTCTTTTCTAATTCTAGAGCGAACTCTTTAAAATCTTTTCTTCTGCTCGCGGCTATTCTATCTATGATTTGTAATATTACTTCATAGTCTTCTGACCTTATTACTAAAAGATATTCATCTTCTACACTAGTCAGGACATAGCCTTCCATTATATATCTATTATATCATCCACGGGTGCCGTGAAGTTTTTCCCTACTTTTATTTATTAAAGCCTTATCCCTCAATGTATTATGAATTGATGGTAGTTCTCTAACTCTCATCTTGTTCATTCCCGCCCAAAGATCTAGGACACGAATAATAATATCTGCAAGTTCTTCAACAAACTTGTCGTCGCCCTGATTCTTTCGTAGTGCTTCTAGTGCTTCAGTAACTTCAGAATGAATCATTGCAAGTTGCTTTGCATAAAAAATAAAGTCGTCTTCTGATTCCATACGGCTCAGAGGACTCCAAAAACCTTTTTCAATTGCTGTCTCGTTAAGGCTATTTGCCAAATCATCAAGATGCATCTGGTTCCTCCAGAGTGATCTCAAACATTTCTGTTTCGTCGTTGAAATCAATTCTTAATTGATAGTCTTCATCTACTTCTTCTAACAATGCCTGTGGACTTACTTCTACCTTATCGTATCTTTTAAGAATAGCCATAAGTACTTTACCTAAATTAAGTTCTACCTGTTGCTCGCTCATCCTACATTCCTAACTGTTAGTGTTCCATCTTCCATTTTTCCAATTTGTAAATCAACAATTGTTCCCGCCTTCATTTTACCTAATGCCTGTGCATATAATTTGGGGAAAACAATAAGCCTCTGCATTTCCTTATCCTTATTAGACACAATAACGTGTGCCATCATTTTGCCAGCCTTAGTTTTGTAATTAGTAAAGTCCACTACAAACTTTTCTCCCTCTCCAGCAAGAACTTCTTCCATGTAAAGAAACTCAACAAAGGGGTCGGGCCTGCGGTCAACTACGTCCTCTATAGTAACATATCGATGAATTCGATTGTCTCCCACTAGAAAGAAGTACATATTTCCTGTTTCGATCTGTGTATTTTCGGAATGAAAGATTCCGATTGCTCCAGTATCGTCTACCAATTCTACTCTTGACCATCCCTGACCCTTCTTAATTGATTTGACCATAGCCAGAAGTACATAGCATCCATCTTCAGTAAAATCTTCTAGAGGAGATACTTGTGATCTGACAAATGGGGTGATCCCCTTAACGTCGAACTTAGGGATATTTAGATACTCATAGTAATTCTCAGATTCATTTCCAGTACGGGGATTATCGTCAAAGGCTGCTCCACCGATTGCATTAAGTGCAGAGATAGCGCGGCTATTGACACCACTACCCTTCTTCTGAGAAAACTCAAGCAGTTCTGCATAGTTACTAAATGGTCTTGCAGCAATTAACTTGTTGCTAATACTTTCGCTAATAAACTTGATATCGGCAAGTCCAAATCTAATACTGTCTCCCTGCAAACTAAATTCTATATCAGATTCATTAACGTGTGGAAGCAGTACCTTTAGTCCTAGGCGCTTTGCCTCTAGCAGATATTCAGTCCTTGCGTCTTTGTCACCCTCGTTTTTGAGGATAGCAAAGATAAACTCTAGCGGATAGTAGTGCTTGAGCCATGCGGTCCAGTATGAAAGCATTGAATATGCTACGGCGTGGGAACGATTGAATGAATACCCTGCGTGAGCCTCAAAGTCGTGCCACAGATGCTCTGCTTCCTCTGCACTAATATTATTTACTGCTCCTGAAATAAACTTGTCCCTGAATGCATCAAACTCTTTAGCATCCTTCTTCTTACCAATAATCTTACGGACCTTATCAGCCTCTGCCCAAGTCATTCCTCCAAGATGGACGCAGGCTTGCATGACCTGTTCCTGATAGATAATAACGCCATATGTACGCTCAGTAAATGGCTTCATGATCTCATGGACGTACTTAATTTGTTCCCGACCCTGTTTGCGTGCAATGTACGCTGCACCTACAGTATTCATAGCGCCAGGACGCACTAGAGCATTTGAAGCAACCAAGTCTTCGAATCTTTCTACACCCATCTTAATTAGCAGATTGGTATACGGGGTGGCTTCTGCTTGGAACACTCCCTTGGTAAATCCATTAGATAGATCTTGATAAACTAATTCATCATCTAATGAAATAGAGTGTAAATCAATATCCTTACCGTAACGATTCTTGACGATATCTAAGGTATCTTTTACAACAGAAAGAGTCTTAAGACCCAGAGCATCTAGTTTAATCAGTCCAATATCTGCTGCTTGATCCATGTCATATGCTACAACGGGAACTCTGCCACTAACCTTATCGTTGGCATCACTTCTAGTTTCCATTGGAGCGTACTTTGAGATAGGCTCCTTTGCAACAACTACGCCTGCTGCGTGAACACCTACTGCACGGATACGACCACGCAACTTGCTAGCCAAGTCTGTCACTTCTGGATACTTATCACGGAACCAGCGAGTATTCTGATTAGACTCAAAATCTTCCCAAGTCTCAATTCCCTTGAGAGCCTTGTTAACATCTCCTAAGGGAACAGCAAACACGCGGGAGGCGTCACGAACGACGCCCTTATCCTTAAAATACTGGAAGGTAGAAATACTGGCAACGTTCTTAAATTTTTTGCGTAGGTATTCCTTAACCTCGTTACGACGCCTATCCATAAAGTCTGTATCAATATCTGGGAAGTCGTTTCGTTCTGGATTAATAAATCGGAAGAATAGTAGATCATATTCGATAGGATCTACTTCTGTAATTCCTAGAAGGAAGCAAACTAGCGAGCCTGCCGCTGACCCTCTTCCTGGACCGACTAAAATATCCGCACCCTTGGCATACTGAATCATATCAGCAACAACTAGAAAGTATGAAGCAAAGTCCTTGTCTTCAATTACTCCAAGTTCCTCGTCCAACCTGGCACGGTACTCATCATTTTCTAATCCTCTTTCTGAAAGAGACTTTTCGCAGAGTTCCCGCAACTGTGTGTTTGGATTCTTCTTTGGCTTAGGAAGAAGGGATAGATTCTCATGATACTCATATTCTCCAATCTTATCTGCAATCTCTAAAGTACTTTCATAGATATCTGTGCGATCAATCCCAGACTTCTTATACCAACTATCAATATCTAGTCGGCTCTGAATGAATAGGTCCCAGCCCTCAAAGGAGATCGGACGTTCTGGGTACAGATGATTAAGCCTTTCGAATACATCCTTGATCTGCTTGCCAGATGCGTAAGATGCATCCTTATTCATATTAGGCTTAGTGGACAGGATAAGTAGTGCTTCCTCTACTGCCCTCTGATCTTCACGGGCAAAATGGCAATCAGATGTAGTGACTGGCTTTATCTTGTACTCATCTGCTAGATTAAGTAGTGAATGATTGATCTCTGGTGGATTGTGTGGCTGAACTTCCATGTAGAAGTCATCTTCAAAGCGGTTCTTAAACCACTTGAGCATGTTGCGAGCCTTCTCCTCGTCCCCACGCTGAATTGCCTTAGTGATAAGACCATTAAGGCACCCTGAGAGAACAATAAGACCATCGCCATAATCACTTAACACTTCAAAGTCGATTCGTGGCTTACGGTAGAAACCTTCATTCCAGGCTAACTCAGACAATTTCTGAAGATTCTGTAGCCCATCCTGATTCTTAGCAAGCAAGATGATGTGATTGAATACCTGAGTATTGTCGTCACGACTCTTAATGTCTCGCTTGTCGAATCTATCTGTCTCTGAGATATAGGCCTCTACTCCTAGGATTGGCTTTAGTCCCGCCTCGCGTGCAGACTTCTGCATATCGCGGTGGGAAGATAATGTGCCATGATCAGTTACAGCGAGAGCAGTCTGACCCAGATCTTTTGCGGCTGATAATAACTCCGCTGGTGAGGAAAGGCCATCCATTAGACTATAATGGCTATGAACATGTAGATGTACTAAATCAGTCACTTGTCTCCTATAATGCTGCTAGGGCGGTATTTCTACCGCCCTAGCGTAGCATAACTTCTATTTACCATTCAACATTTGATGATGATGAACCGCTATCTTCTCCGCCAGAAACACCTGTGTAGAAGCCTTCTTGCTCATCGTAAGGAACGTCACGAACTGCGATCTTCTCAAGATCGAACAATTCTAGTTCGTCAATATCTACTGGATCTGAGTCCGTAGGTAGTGGAATGATACTGTAGTTTGTATCGGTACGCTCTCCTGTGCGCTTCAAGCGCCAGGTATTGGAAGTAATGCTTCCAGTCTCTCCAGCGTACTGGATAATCTCAGGAGTGGCTGACTTGGGGCCAGTGCCCTGAGAGAAAATTGCAACGTACGGATCTTCATTGCCATCGTTTACAAGGATGTTGCAGTAGAGTCGGCTACGACCCTTCCAGCCAGCCTTTGGATCACGACGATGCATCTCACATCCAAAGCAGCGACCCTGATCTTCAATGCTGCAAAGAGCCTTGCGACGGTAGTCAGATGGATTGGTATGCTCAACAGCAATAAATGCTAGTCCAGCCTTATCGCTATAATTTGGTGAATCAGGATCTAGTTCCTGAAGAAATTTAATCTTAACACTCTGACCATCGTTTAACTTTAGCCAGCGACCGCGAGGACCGTCTGAAGAAGCAGCGGGGCGATCAATTGTTTGGTTCATGGCCTTAAGACCTTTTACTAATCCCATTGTATATCTCCTATGTATATTGGGCTATATTATGCCCTGTATAACTATTGTACCATTCTGTATTCGTAGTCTGCAAGGGAATTTTCTATACAAGTTCTAATCTCTTCTTCTGTCATATCCCCAACATCTTTTGCGTCATGTGGATATAGAATATCATTTGAATAGTGTGCCCACAAGATTTCTTTTGTCTTTAATGTATTTGCTATGAGTTTCCCAAGGCTTCTTCCCGCCTCGTCAGCATCAGTCATAATAATAATCTTACTGAAGTTTCTATTAAGATTGTTAAGATTTATTTTAGACATAGAGCCTCCTAGAGAGGCTACAACATTTGGATATCCAGCCTGATGCACTCTAATAGCGTCGAAAGATGACTCTACTATGATTACTGTCCCGCCCATTCTTTTAGCGCGGTGAATGTTAAACATAGTCTTATTTCTTGGCAGACCTGTACTATTCTTAAAAGACTTACCCTCTACTGATCTACCTACAAGACCTACTGGAATTCCATCTGGTGAATGTACTGGAACAATTACCATGTCCTGACTTGCAGAATACCCAAGTTTAAAGTGATCAATTGATTCATCATTTATTCCGCGACCATTTAAATATTCTCTAGATCTATCATTGATCTGAGAATGTAGTCGATCTAAGACATTCTGGTCAAAGTCGGTGTACTCAGGCTTATCATCTAAGACTTCTGCCAACTCCTCCTCAAAATTTTGTTCTGCTGTCTGCTGGGCAGACATGATAAATCTTAAGGCTTCAAACTCGTTGCGGTGGGTAATATTTTTTACCAACTCAACAATAGTTCCGCTGGCCCCACACGATGGATTAAAGCATAGATATAAGCCCTTCTGATGGCTTACAGAAAATGATGGTGTATGCCTATTCCCATGGAATGGGCATAAGCATAAAAAGTCATTAGATGTTTCGCTTACAACGTGCAGGCCAAGTAGTCTCACTATCGCTCGCATATGCGAGGGGCTGTAAGTTTCCAATAGCATTACTTTCCTTATTCTTTAGGAATTAAACTCTGTCCTGAAAAACCCTCATATAGATGTGCTTTCTTTCTACCAACATACACACCGTACACCACTATATCAAATTCGTATAGGTCTTGTGGTTCATCATATAATAAAGAAAACTGAATGTCCAGGTCAAGTATCGGGACGTACCCCTGTTCTCTCATGTTAGATTCTATGAGTCTTTCATACTCTAATCTTAACCTTGGTATTGCAGCATCATCATTAATTTGACCCTGCATACCAAAACTCTTCAGTTTTTTATTCATGGTATATTTAATTATACATTAGACTGGTATATCATCGTAAATCTCTTTTACAACTCCACGGTCAATGTCCCAGTCTAGATAGAAC